GGATGTTGGTCCAGGTGGTGGTCGGCGCGAGGTCCGTCCACGCCGTGCCGTTCCAGAACTCCCAGACGCCAGTGTCGGAGTTGAGTCCGAGGCGTCCGACGCGAGGAGTCGTGGGGCGAAGCGCGGTGCTCCAGGTACCGACTCGGACACCAGCGAACCGGCGCTGGTCGGAGACGTTCACCGCGTCGATCTTGATGACGCTCGCGCCGACCGTGATGTTCGCCAGGCAGCTCTCGTAGATGCCGGTGTCAGTCTGGGTCAGCGCGGGGATGCCGCCGCCAGCCGCACCCTTCAGGACGGCGAGAACGATCGAGTTCGCAGCCGGGTCGAGACGAAGGATGATGCGGTCAGTACGAGGCGACGTGTCGGCAGCCGCGATGGTCAGCACCTCGACAGCAGTCGAGGAGTAGGCGTGGCCGCGAACGACAGCGAAGCCAGGCTGGACCGTGACGGTCATGTTCGTACCAGGTGCGCCGACCTTCAGGTCAGACGCGGACGAGGACGAAGCGACACCCGTGTCCGAGAGCTCCCGGAAGAACGCGCTGTACTGGGACTCGGTGACGCTCTGGGCGTCGAACGGGTAGGAGGTCTGTGCCACTGGGGTTCCTTCCTGGTGGGCATGGAAGAAGCCCCCGGCCAGACGGCTCAGGGGCTTGAGGTGCGGGGTGGATCAGAGGACGTACGTCGCCGAGAAGCGGATCGTGTCGCCCGCTGAGAGGCTGTACGTGTTGGTCGTGCGGATGGTGACGTCGCCGTCAGAGGTGATGTCACACTCGCCGTCCGCGTAGCCCGTGGAGTACAGGGCGGTCATCGTTGCCCTCGGACGGAAGCCGTCAGGGATGTTGCCGATGATCGTGTCCGCCAGGTTGTACGGGGCGGAGCTTCCGGCGCTCATCGCGGTGACGACCTTGATGTCGGCCTTCACTGTCGCGATGCCGTTGAAGCTCGTCAGGAAGCAGTTGTTCACTGAGAAGCCACTCGTCGCCGTGACACCGGAAGTGACGGTGACCGGCGACGGGGCGGGCGCTACAGGTGGGGGGTAGAGGGCTGCGCCCATGGGGGGGAATGTCCTTCGGTTGCGCTGTACGAGAGTAGGGACAGGGGCTTCGGGCTACACGACGGGCCAGGGTCCGATGTCATCGACAGTGAGCGTCGCGGAGGAGCCACCCGTGCCGATGATGCGGACACTGCCGTAGGTGGCTGCCGCCCGGTACGCCTTGATGGTGATGGCCACGGCGAGATCACCGGCAGGAGCACCGCCCAGGTACCAGACGCAGGTCTGACCCGAGGCCGACATCGAGTCGTCATCGAAGACGGTCTGGAGTCGGTAGCCCAGGTCGCTGTCGGCGACATCAGCCGTAGTACCAGAGGCCCAACGAGCCTTGATGACCATGGAGTTCTTGGCGTAGCGGACGGTGGCGTTGTCGCCGACCCCATCCGTGTCGATGTTGCCGACGCTCAGCGTGATGCGGTAGAGCCGCGACGCTTCGGCCTTCCAGGTCGTCAGGAAGGCGCGCGTCTCAGTGTCGCCGACGTAGGACGTCGTGCCGACCGTCGAGTAGTAGCGGATGCCCCTCGGGGCCTGGGGGTTGGTCGCAGGGGGGTACAGCCCAGCTCCCACGGTGGTTCCTCCTCACTGCTCTGCCGGGTAGCGGACCGTGGAGAGGTCGACCCACCCGTTGTTGATCGTGCCGATGCCGGGAGCACCGACCGTCATGTAGCCACCCGCCGAGTAGATGTCGACGCGCATCAGTGCCGCGTTGTTCGGCAGGTAGAAGATGTGGTTGGCGTAGGGCCGGTAGCCGACCGGCATGGTGCAGATGTCGTAGCCGCTGGTCGCGACACCGCCCTTGATCAGACCCTTGAACTCGACCATGCGACCAGCGCCCATGCGGTAGGCAGCGCCTCGGTAGTTGGGCGTCGCGCCATCTGCGACCTGGGGCTCGGGGTACACACCCTCGGTGCCAGTGGAGTACGAGGTCCAGCCGTTCTTGTAGGCCAGCGGCCTCCAGTGATCCAGGAACTCGCCGGTCCCCAGCTTCAGCGAAGGGATGCCAGCGGCGTCAAGGTTGACCTGAGCGACCAGGACGTAGTCCTCGCCGAACGGAGTCTGGTTGCCGGTGTAGTCCGTGATCACGTAGTTCGCAGCCACCGTGGTGGGAGCTCCACCGATCGGCAGCTTGTACCAGAGCCCACCCCACGCCACGTTGCGCAGAGGGATGCGACCGTTGGCCACAGTCACCGAGGTGGTAGCGCCAGTGGTGCCGACGACCGGGATGACCGTGCCGTTGGCAGGCATCGCCATCTCGAAGTAGCCACCCGTCGTGATCCCCGAGCCGCGAGCGTTGCCGAAGCCGACCAGGAACCGCTTGCTCCAGGACAGGTTCAGGTAGTCCCAGAAGATGTTCCCGCCACCGCTGATCTGGTGTCGGGCCATGAGGCCGTAGCTCTGCACGGCTGTCAGGCTGGGACCGGCAGGGCCAGTCGGACCAGTGGCACCAGTGTCACCCTTCGGTCCCTGTGGGCCAGTTGCTCCAGTCGGACCCTGCGGGCCAGGCACTGTGGAGTCAGCTCCAGTCGGGCCAGTAGGACCAGTGGGACCTTGCGGTCCAGTCGGACCCTGTGGGCCAGGGACTGTCGAGGCTGCACCCTGCGGGCCAGTCGCACCGGTTGCGCCAGTCGAGCCCTTCGCAGCCAGCACGGCGTACTTGGTGACGTCGTTGTCTGGCGTGGTCGCCGTGGACGTGTGCGCGGCAGTGACTCGGTACGTCGCCCCGTTGTAGGTGACCGCGTCGTTGACGACGTAGGCCGTGCTTGCGGTCCAGGCGTTCTTCCAGGTGAGGCCAGCCGGACCGATGGGGCCAGTGGCACCAGTCGCGCCGATCGGACCCTGAGCGCCAGTAGCTCCAGCGGGACCAGTGGCACCCGTAGCGCCAGTCGGGCCGGTCGGACCAGTCGCGCCGGTCGAACCCTTGATGTTGCCCTTCAGCACCCAGGTGGTCGAGTCCTTGACGTAGACGTTGCCAGTGTCGGTGCGGAGGGCGAAGTCGCCGACCACTCCACCGGTCACAGAGGCAGCGTCAGGGAAGGTGTAGATCTTCGAGCCATCGGCTCCGTTGAGTCCAGACGGACCAGGAGCACCAGTGACACCAGTGACCTCGGGGGCAGGGATCACGTTGAAGCCCATCAGGCGCTCACCTCCACCCCTGCGATGTGCACCGCACAGGTCGTCGTGTTGCCCTGGACCTTGATGGTTCCTGCGGCGTCCATCGGCTGAGCGATGTCCAGGGTGAAGATGCCGTTACCGGGGATGCTCATCGTCGGCACCAGGACCACGCCACTGACGTAGATCAGGATCGTTGCCGGGGTGGTTGAGCTGTTCGCGATGACGATGTTCGTGACGATCGTCGTGCCGGGGTTCGGCGCTTGGTAGACCTGCACCAGGGAGGTCGTTGTGTTCCCTCGCCAGAGGGCCTTCGGCGTGTTCGCCACTTGTCACCACACTCCCATGATGTGAAGGATCTGATCGTCGGCAGAAGCGCCGCCGCCCGAGCTGTTGCGTTCGAGCTGGCTGACTCGGTTCTCCGTGTTCTGGACTCGCTGCGCGTAGGCAGCCTCGGCGTTGAAGCCGGTCGCGTCACCGAGCTCGACCCCGAGCTTGAAGCCATCGGAGGTGGCCTTCAGGATCATGCCGGTGACCGTGGAGCTGAGCTCCTGGTCGTTGACCACGACCGAGACGACGTCGCCCAGGCCCCAGTCGATGCCGAACTGCATGGCCGAGTCCTCCATCGGGACCGCCTGTACGGCGACCGCAGTGAAGCCCTTGTCGGCCAACGTCTCCAGTCCGGACTGGTCGAGCTGTGCGTCCTCGCTCTGGTCACGCTGGTCCTGGAAGACCTCGATGCGCCTGCCCCAGTCAGCCTCTGCTGCAAGGGACTCGGCGGTCGTGACGTCGCGGAAGGTGCGGTCCTCCTGCTCACCCTGGCCAGCCACGATGACGTGGGTAGCGGACGGGGGAGTGATGGCCACTCGCTGTCCCGCGAGGGTGTTGTTCATGACGTCGAGCCGGATCACGCTGGTCCGGTTGACGATCTGGTACGTCTCGAAGACGAGGTTCGCACCGCGCTGGACGACTCGGAAGCCGAGCCCATCCACGACGGCGATGTCAGTGAGCAGGTTGCCCAGCACCGGGAAGCGGGCGGACTTCTTCATGACGGTGCCGCGCCCAAGGTTGGTGCCCATGGTGAGCCCAGCCTTGCGTCGACCAGCCGGTGCGCCTGGTCCGATGTTGGCGTTGACGTAGGCGTGGAGCAGCGTCTCGGCTGCGCCCGTGCGGTCGTCATGAGACAGGGTCTGGGTGGTCGGGTTGATGTTGGTCGGGTCAGGGAAGGCGAGGTAGTCCGACAGGACGCAGGTGTCGCTGATCCCCTCGAAGACCACGGAGCCACCGGGATCTTCAGGGGTAGAGGCGAACTCGTTCTTCGTCGTCGGGCCGGACATCAGTACGTCGGTCGGGCCGGTGATGATGACGCCGGAACCTGGAGTCCGCAGAGCTGTGGTGAGCGGGTGCTCGACAGCCAGCGTGAGCTTCCAGGTTCCGACGTTGTTGAACTGGTCTTCCAGTTCGAGCACCAGCTCCTCGGGGCGGATGGCACCGACGCGGTTGAGCGCCTTGTCCCGCACCTCGACCGTGAGGTCGCGGAGCTTCACAGGATCAGATCACCATCCACTTCCGGGGCTTCCACTGCACCGTGATCGCCGATGCAGAAGTGACGTTGAGCAGGCTCGCGTTGCAGGTTGCAGTCCCAGGGTCGATGGCCCAGAACCGGGGAGCGGGAGCGAGCAGTGCGTACTGGTTCGAGCCGTCCTCGCGCTTGACCGTGCCGAGCTTCGTGTCCACGATCAGCTTCTGGCCAGCCGCCAAGGTGCCCTTCCACCACAGCGTCTCGCCGCTGGGGGAGATGGCCTTGAAGTTGTCGCCGGGACCGACGATGGTCCAGACGGGGTAGGCCGCGACGTCGCCCGTGTTCTCCAGGGTGATCTGACCCATCGCCTGCGAGGAGGCGACAGGCATCGACATGAACCCAGAGACGAACGGGCTTGCGGCAGTAGAGCCGCCGATCTGCGCAGTCGTGACTACCGAGGATGTCCAGTAGGGGTCACCGGCACGAAGCGTGATGACCGTCTGGACGTCCTTGTCTCCCGTGGTGTCGTTGCCGTAGCTGTACTCGCCACCTCCAGTGCGGACGACCTGTGTGGACCAGTCGGTCCCGTCGTCCTCGATCAGTCGTAGGGTGCACGGCCCGGCCAGCATCTTCGCCAGCCGGGTCGTGATCTTCTTCAGGTCATCGCGGCTCACGCCGACGATGTCCAACGGGATGTCGATGTCCCGTGGGAGGGTGCGAGAACGACGGAACGTTGCTCCATCGCCTGCACCCTCCAGCCACTGGACGGACACGGGGGGCAGGCCCAGACCAGTTACCCCGGTCATCGCCTGCACCCCCCTGCCGTCTTCCTCGATCCCGTTGAGGGACAAGGAGTCCAGGGCGTTCTCCAAGAGGAGCTTCGCCATCGTTACCAGCCCACCATCCTTGCTCGGTTCGACGCGGCGAACAGGTCTTCCTCCGAGGAGAGAGACGAGCCCGGAGCCGCGTAGTAGTTGAGTACCTTCGTGACACCGCCCGCAGCCCCACCGTCGACCGCCGAAGCGACCGCAGACGAGACGTCGAGCTGAGCCACCGCAGGCGGCTGGATGTCGTAGCCAGAGACGTTGGACGCCAACGACTTCATGGAGGCCAGGACGGCAGAGCTCGACTTGTCGAGACCACCGCTCAGGCCCTTGCCGACCCACACACCGATGGCCTTCATCACCCGCGAGGGGGAGTGGATGCCCAGCGCCTTCTTGATCGCGTTCGTCATCGACTCGGCGATCTTCAGCATCTGCTTCTCGATGGTGTTGGCCTGCGCCTGAAGGCCCTTGACCAGGCCCTCCGCCATGTGGATGCCGTTGTCGTACATCACCTGCGAAGCCGTAGCTCCGACCTTGCCAGCGGCAGACTGGAGCTGCTTCTCCAGGTCGTTGACCTGGTTGACGCCCGCCTTGCCAGCGTTGGCCAGAGCCTCAGCCGCAGCCATGCCAGCCTCGGGTCCAGCCTGCGCGAGCTGGTCGAACATCTCCTGGTTCAGGCCCAGGGACTTCAGCTTCTTCAGGACGTCCGCGAAGTGCTTGGCCTGTTCGACCTGCATCTTCATCGAGGTGATGATCCCGGCGAAGCCGCCGTCCATGTTCGTGACGTTGGCCGCGTCAACGATCTTCTGGGCGACGCTCGCGGCGTAGTCCGACTTCGCAGTCTTCAGGTCCGCGAGCTTCTTCTGTGCAGCGTCCAGCTTGGTGTTGATCGAGTCCCAGGAGTTGAGCAGCGTGGTGAGCTGCTTCTGCTGAGCCTTCAGGTGAGTCGTCAGACCCTTGCTGAGCTTGGCCTTGCCGATCATGTCGGTCAGTCCCGAGAGGGACTTCTTGACGTTGTCGAACTGGGACTCCAGGCCCTTGATCAGACCCTTGATGATCACGACACCGGCGTTGTAGAGAAGGACCTTGTCCTTGGGGAGAGGACCCTTCCAGTCGGTCAGCTTGCTGGTCAGGTCACCGAGCTTGCTCTTGACCGAACCGAACATCGAGCTGATGCCCGAGATCAGACCGGAGATCAGAGCCTTGCCCGCGCCGATCAGCACGGAGCCCATCGACCCGAGGGCCGACTTCGCCTTGCCGGGCAGCGACTTCACCAGCGTGATGCAGGACGAGATGCCCGTCGACACAGCCGACTTCAGCGAGCTCCACGCAGAGGTGAAGACTCCCTTGACCGAGGACCAGCCGGACGAGAACAGGCCGCGAAGACCGGACATCAGCGAGGAGCCGACACCGCGCAGCGTGCTGCCGAAGCTGGAGAACGAACCCTTGATCGCATCCCAGATGACGACACCCGCCATGCGGATGCCACCCCAGGCTGCCTGCCACAGACCCTTGATCGAGGCCAGGATCTTCTTGGCGGTGCCAAGGATGCCGACGTCGAGGAAGATCCGGAAGGCACCGAGGATGACGTCCCAGATGCCGTGGACCAGGTCCCAGATCCCGTGCCAGAGCTTCGACCAGCCGTCCTTCAGAGTGCCGGTGCCCTTGCCGAACAGCGCGAGGATGAGACCCCAGGCGATCTGGAGTACGCCGACGATGATGTTCCAG